TTGGATAATTGTGAAGATGATTCCCCCAATCAGCCCGAAGTTCAAGCAGATAATCACCAATCACTTCTTCAATTTCAGATTGCAAGGTTTCAAAATTATACCCTGTTTGAAATTCAAAATTGGCATTAATGTTACATGTAACAGATGAAGGACTGGCAACAGTAACTTTATGACCTATAGGCGCAAGCCCTTCACCCATACCATCTTTGTTTGGATCAATTTCAGTCTGTACCGTCTGGATCAGTGTGGAAGATGGTATATTGTAATTGCTGTCAAGAATAAGCACTTTGACAGTTCCAGGCCCGTACCATATCGGAATTACCCTTGTAGCACCAACGCCACTGATTGAATTAGTGAAGTCAATATAGCCCCGGATATTTCCTGCGAATGGATTTTCCGTAAAACTTGCCAGATATCTTGTACGTAAATGTTCAGTTTCTTCTTCATCTTCACCAGGGATCAGACATTCTGTTGCTGTTGCGGTTTCCAGTCCATCCACATATTCAATTGGAATCATGGTTCCCATTTTTTCACCACCAACGGAACCAGCGGTTTCGCATTCCAGCTTGTAGACTCCATTAGATATTTTTTCGGTTACAACGTAATTCAGCTTATTCAGGTTGAAGCGCTGCCCGATCACGTCAATATTTGTCGGTGTGAATTCACCTTTGATAACTGCACATGTTGCAGAATATGGAGAAATTCCACGTTCAGCAGCCCGAAGAATCAGGAATTCCCGATTTGCGTATATAGCAAAAGTATTTGTGATTCCAAATTCCAATGCTTTATATGCCACTTCCAGTTCAAGCGCTGCAGCAGCACATGAATCCCAGATAACGGAACCTTCGCGCTTATCAAGATCATCAGGAAAATGTGATATAAGACGCTGCATAATCGCGGAATATGTATAGTCTTCAAACATCAAACATTCACTTCCTTTTCTGCGTACATATCCCCGTAAATGGTATGTGCAGTGAATTTTACCTTAACCGTTGATTTCTTCACATCAAAATAAAAGTTATCAACCGAGTCTATTCGTGAATCCCAGGTTAAACATTCTGTAATTAACCTTTTCAATTCTGGCAGCACATAGGACATTGGCATTCCAATCAATGGTCTGCTTTCAAAACCATAATTATCAGAATAAGCAGGATATTCAAACCGTTCCGTATTCAATGCCAAATAAATGGCTTGTTTCATCGCATCTTTTTCATCTGTGAAACCGTATATTCTGGATTGTGCTTCATCATCTTCGAAATGCATCTTATATGTTTTGGTAGGAAAAATCTTTATTTCAAATTCATCAGACAAAAAATTATCCTGTTCAGGAGCCAAAGCCATTATGATTCACCTACCTTATCCATTACGATATACTTTTGTCCACCCTGTACTCTGATAAGAACAACCCGATCACCTTTGTATAGTTGGTGGAAAAGTCGTATTATTTTTCTACCGCCAATTTCATGTGTATGATCCAATTCCGTTCCTTCAGTTGAAATATCTGTATTAGGTGGATGCACCAATCCAAGACTATCAGGTGACATAGCATCATTTACGATTTTCTCAGCTTTTACTTTATGGACATGTGCGGTATATAGCGCTATTTCAGTTTCCCAATAATATTCCACATAAACATTATATGTGACAACGTTTCTGGTAAGGATCAGATGATTTTTATCCAGGATCAGCTTTTGATCCAGGATAATTTGTAATGGATCTTCTTTCAGCACCACACCAAAGCAAATTTGAACTGGTTTTGTGGCATCTACTGCTTCAAGTGCAGCGATTTTCATTGATTCCGCTAAGTCCATTAAACGAATTCACCACCCCTTACTGTCAGATCCATTGTATGCTTATTATGCTTGAAATGGTGTGTACAGGATTCCACCAGCATGTAATTATTGATTCTGGAATCACCCAGATCAATATATGTCATGATCACGGAACCAGCCCGAACGGATTTGTCACCAATCACGCCAGTAAATTTCAACGACTTGTGACGAATGTTATACAGTTGCAAAAGCATGTCCGCTTCGTTCTGTGCACTGGTTATATCAGTGATACCCTCATAATACTGTAATGTACCCCACTTCTGCATTGTTCCTCCTTTGTCTTCAGCAATGAAAATCTGCCTGGTTCCTGACTTATCATCATATACAAGCTTTATCCGGTTATACGTATTTGAATCAATACTGGTTTGGTAACTGTAATCTTCTGCTGTACTGGCATCCAATAAAATGTTTACCTTCATATCTGTAGCAGCTTTCAGTTCCAATCTTCCAACATTATCATACAGGACATAAAGCTTTTTGCTGTTTGTTGTCGTGATATTAAGTGCTGTCTGCATAATATCAATCAGGCAGCTGTTTTCTTCAATTCTGTTTGGAATAACCCATCCGGTATTTGTCAAGGGATTATATCTGATTCCGTAATCATCACAGATCATTTTGATGTTTTCATCAGCCCTGCCAGCTTCAAAAACGTATGTGTCTTTATTCTTCAGATACCGGAATTGATCATATGCCACCATTTTGATTTTACGTTGTTTTGTTCGTGATTTCGAAAATACAAAACCGTAAAACATCGGCGTATCATCCACAACCAGTTTAACCGAATTACCTTCTTCAATAACATGCAGTGCATCATCAAGGATACAGGAAAAAGACAGTTTCCCTGGAACACCTTTTCTTTCCGTCTTCCAGGTTAAATCTTCTTCCACATCAGGATAAAAAACCTTGTATCCATTTTGAATCATCAATTGAAGATTCATAAATAATTCACCGCCTTAACAGTTTCGATACACCGCACCATTATATTTCATTCCTTCAGTTCGGGAAATGATTGTGACTTTGGCAATGGGATTTTCAGCTTGTGCACTGGATCCTTTCTTACTTGATCCAGGTTCAATGTTCCCATGGAATCCAGATACATCACCCACATTATGGTTTTCGGCTGCTGGTATGGTTATGATCTGTCTGGTTTCGTTCAAAATTACTGGTGCACCTTCTGCAAGCAGTTCAGTTTCAAAAGTTTTCGTTCCGTAATATTTATACTGCTTAAGCTTTATATCCACATCCAGATCAAAACCCTTTTTGGCATCTTCTGTAATCTTATAGTCTTCCAGCGTAACCGTTACATTTGTATCAAACAAAAGCTTATATGATGGAAGCAGCCTTGAAATCACCATCTGGAAAGGCAGCATATTCATTTTCAGATATTCAAAGTAATCCAGATAGATACTGGCGTTTACAAAATCGCCGTTGTATTTCGCAAAAGGATATTTCACGTTTGGAATCATTGCTGTGAACGAATATTCTGTCAAACCTGGAAGCTTAAGCAGCGATACTTCAGATTCATTGATCAGTTTAACCGATTCATTCCGGTTATTGATTTTTGTTTGAATCTTGGAAGGTGTTACCGGAAGTAACACCTTTCCAAGGTAAATATCATAGCCATTTGTCATTAGATATACACACCTTCAGCACACATTTCTAGTCTTTCACTAACCCTGTTTTCCAGTTCGGCAACTACTTCATCAATGTCCAGATCAGACGAAATGTTGTTATTGGCAGTAAATTCAACATGCACTTCAGCAGTGGTAAATTCATTAATTACTTCCCTTTCTGCCAGTTCTCGCATGTTCTTAATGTCTGCATCAGACAATGAATATTCAGCGTCATCATGAATAGAGAATTCACGGTTTTCCACACCAGCGAAGTAGTCAATGTTTGACCATTTCGTCAGGTTATCCGTGTACTGCTTGATTGCATTATCAGCCGTCTTCTGAATGGCCCGGATCGAATACCCGTGTGCATTAATACCAAGCGCCAGGCCTTCATCAATAAATTCGCCGATTTCATAGAACACAGTGGAAGGTGAATGAACACCAAAGCTGACCCTAGCTGCTGCATTTACCGCACTTGCCATAGCCCTGGCTGCTGCCACCGCTTCTGCTGTTCCTGCCCGTATACCTTCAGCGATACCAGCACACAGGTTATAACCGATATCATATCCGGCACTGAAAGACAAGATGCTTTGTGCGGTTTGAACTGTCTGTAGTGCACCTTGGCGCATGATTTCTATCATCCGCTGTACCATCTGGTTCATGGCAGTGATAACAGCCGTCTGGAAGGTTGTAATGCCTTGTGCCAGACCCATATCAATGTACATACCCTGTTCTGCCATAATTTGGGAAGGTGCCATCTGGAAAGCTTCAGCCATATACATTAATACAGCTTCTTTAAGCAGCATGATTGGCTCGTACATCAGCATCAGGTTTTCAGTGATACCTTGTGCAAGACCCTGGATCAGATAAATACCCTGTTCTGCAAATAGCTGTGATGGCGATCCAATGATGAAAGCTGCTTTCAGGAAATTCAGCGTATCATCCCGAAGTGTGTTAATTGGTGCTTCCATTTCACTTGTACTTTCAACGATACCCTGGCCAAGACCCTGTGTCAGGTATTTTCCAAATTCCAGAATGGAACCGTCATTTTCAAGTGCCTGATTCATGGCATTCGCAATATCAAGTGTCTGTAGTGCACCCATCAAAGCACCATCAAGCTGTGATACATCCAGGTTTTCATAGATAGATGGATCATTGAAGATCTGACCAAGAAGGTTTGACAGAATCGGATTGTCTTGCAGACCTTCACCAGCTTCTTTAATTTCAGTTATTGCATTGTTCATAACCGTGTCGCGCAAATATCCGTTCCAGGCAGGGGCAAAAGTACCAGTATCAATCATATTGTTCAGTTCATCCAAGGATTTAATTTCATCCCCGAAATAACCCAAACTGTATGCTAAACCATAAACTTTTTTTGTTACATCATTCAGCTTGATATTATTCGCTTCTGTCAACGTGTTAAACTGCTGTTCTGTTATGCTTCCAGCACTGAAAGCTTCAGCGATTCTATCATTATCCGCCTGGATCCTGTCAGGTAGTTCGTCCAGATCACCAAGGGATTTTAAGAATGAATACCCCTGAATTGCGTTTGTAAGCTGTTGCGCCTGTTCTGGATATTGCTGGGCCATGCCATTGAAAAGTGCACTGATTTGTGCGGAATATTGTGCTTTGGCTGCATTCGTTTCAGCTTCCATCTGCTTATAAGTTTCGCCGTATTGATTATGCAGCTGTTCAGCCAATGCCATATCACCAGAACTGGCAGCAGCTGCAATTTGCCTGTTCAGATCAGCAAGCTTGGAACCATAATTTTGTGCGATATCGGAAATGTTTCTGTTCGCAATTTCAGATTCATAGAACAGTGACTGATTAAACATGTCCTGGTTGCCAAACCCAAGTTTTGTAGCATCAGAAATTGATTGATACTTCAAATCCAGATCCATGTTTGAAAGTGTTCGTGCTTCATCCCGTAACTGCTGAATCTGGCTGATTGCAGTATTCAATGATTCTTGATCAATATTGATTTTAATATTTGATAGTGCATCAGCTGTATTTTCGGCTGCTGATTTTATGTTGTTGATGGTATCAATCAGAAGATAAACGCCAATGCCAGCAACCAAACCCCAGGTTACCGGATTGCTGAGCACACTGGTTAAACCGCTTAAAATGGTTTCGGAATTCAGCGATGTAATGGAATCCAGAATACCGTTAAACTTTCCTGGAATCTGGCGTAAAATTGCATTAACACCATGTAAAGCAGTGGCAATGTTTCCAATAGCTTCAACCGTTTTTCCGATAGCAAGAACAATCACGCCCGCTTCTGCGAAGATCATGAAATTTGAAACAATGCTATCTTGATCAGCTTCTGATAAGCTGTTCCACTTTGCAAGCAGATCACCAAGCGCGTCAATTGCTGGTTGTACTGCCTGTTGTACATTTGATCCCAGATCCGCAACAGCATTATTGAATTCGTTCGCTTTCATTTCAATCTGCGAATTTTGCGTTTCATAGAATTTCGTTGCTTCATCAACCAATGCCTGATTCTGAGCGTATGATTCATATGCAATTGCTATTGCTTCACTGAAAAGTTGTGGATTGCTGGTTAATGCCTGTACCAGGTTTGAAAGCCTGATTTCAGTGATTCCCATATCATTCAGATAAGACAATGCACTTTGCTGTCCAGATGCATCCAAACGACTTAAGGAATCAAAAAATTCAAGCATAGACTGGGCAGGATTATTAGACCAATCTTGCCTGAATTGATCAGCAGATTTACCCATCAGTTGCGTGAAATATTCCATGTCCTGGGCCATGGACATAGCATTTGACAGTTCATCTTTTGTCATATTCATTGACTTCGCAAAATCAGCAACATCAGCAGACTTTAGTCCGTCAAGAACAGTTTGAACATCATGAATATTAGAGAATTTCATTCCATCAAAGAACCTGGTAGCACCATCCAAAAGTGTTCCCCATTTATCAACGCCGACCTCGGAGGCCAGGGACATTTTCTTCATCAGCTTACCAGCAGCAGAACCACCAGCTTCAGCATTGATACCCATGGAAGATATTGCGGTTGAAAGTGCCAGAATTTCAGGCGTAGACAAACCAGCCAATTCAGCAGTAGACGCAAGACGTGTTGCTGTTTCCAAAATGTCTTTTTCAGTTGTGGCAAAATTGTTTCCCAGATCAACTATCGCTGACCCGAATCTGTCAATGTTCTGTGTTCCGTGTTCAGTGATGTTCAGGAATTGCGCAATGGCAGCTGCCCCTTCTTCACCCTGGATATTGGTAGATACTTGTAGCATGTCATACGTCTGAACAAAATCAAGCAGTTCATCTTTGGCAACACCAAGCTGACCAGCAATTTCAGCAATACCAGAAAGCGCAACAAAATCAGTTGGTGTTTTAGTGCTAAGATCTATAAGCCCAGCGTAAAGCTCAGACGCTTCAGCTTCTGTCAATTCGGTGGTTTTCCGAACACCAGTAAATGCCTGTTCATAATCTGCTGCTGTCTTCCAGGCTTTTGTGCCAAACGCAACCAGTGGGGCCGTTATACCCATCACCATCTGCGTTCCGATCCCGGATATTTGCTTTCCAGCTTCAGTTACATTTTGACCCCACTGGCCAAGATTAATGCTGTCAATTTCACGTTGTGCATTTCCAGCAGATGTTTCCAGATCCTGCAAATCATTCCTGGTATTCCCGATATTGGTTGATATATTACTAAGCACACTGGACACATTATCAATCAGTGTGATTGTACTTTGGATTGTGGCCATGCATTAACCCGCCCTTCTCCCTTTTTTCACTTTCAACGCTTTTTTATCAGATTCTGTTTTCAGATCAATGCAGGCAATGATGAAAGCTTTTTCCTGGATATCCAAGTTAAGGAAGGTAGACGGAAGCATACTAAACTTATGTAAACAGTAATAAGCATAGTTTGCCTCCGTATCTCCTTCCTCAATCAGTTTTTTGCTTCCTCGACCTCGTCCGACATTTCAGCTTCAAATCCACTCTGTTCCCGGATATATGCAACCAGATCCGAATATTCAGAAGGATTATCAATCATCGCTTTTAACAGATCTTCAGCGGTTTTCACACCATAGGAATCCTGCAACGCCGCATCATGCAAATTTGGATAGACAATCGCTGCAACCGCCTGTTTCGCCAGATAAGCACTGGGATCCAAACGCTGCCTGAACTGATTGCGCTTTCCAGGAATCGGAACTTCTTTTGTACATTCCATCTGCATCCTTTGATCTTCATCAGTCGTAATCGGCCGAATTTCCCAAAGCAACGGCTCGCCGTTTTCATCAACAAATGATTTTGTGGCAGGATAGAATGTGTTCTCGCGAACCTTCTTATTCTTCTTCATAAACATGGAAAAATCTGACATTAGATAACCCTTCTTTCTTTTCAAAAATAAAGATTCCCCTGATAAAAATCATGGGAATTAGTTATATTTTTTACTGCATACCAGAAAGTACAGTAAAGGTTTCAGGCATCGTGAAGTCTTCGAAGGTACCTTCGATATCTTCATCCAGGTATTCCCCGTCAGCGTCAAATTTGACAAGTGCACCATTGTCAAGATTGCAGTCCAAAAGGACGATAGTCTGTCTCCCGACAGCTGCTGTAGGATCTTCGTTTGTTACCTGAATTTCGAAGTAAACATCTTCACCAGTATTCTTGTAACGCAGAAGCAGTTCCCGAAGAATTGACTGGTTATAGTGTGCAGTTCCGGAGAAAGTACCAGACCAACCGCCAGCTTTATTACCGTAACCAGTCTTGCCAAGAATCGGAACTTCAATCTTATTCTTTTCGAATGTGGCTTCAAAGTTGATCATCTGCATGAAATTGTAACGGATTCCTTCAATCGTTACAAAGCATTCAGCCAAACGCGCAGAAACAGCATCCTGCGCCCGCATGATCTGATTTGCCATAACCGATTATCCCCTTTCCTAATTAGTCAATGACACAAGTCATATACAGCTGTGCCATGGCGTTAACAATGGTGACAGCATCATCCACACGAACAGACCGCTTTGTGGCTCCCTGTTCAACAGTGACTGCATTTTCGTCAAAGTTTTCAATTGCCCGAATACGTTCAAGTTCTCTATGATGCTTAACAATATCAGCCCACAAAGAAATTCTGCCAGATGCATCATTCGGAACCTTGCCAAGATACTTTGTATTAAAGATATTAGCAATATCGTTCGCAATCGTATCAATAACACGAATGGTCTGGTTCTCTTTGAAGATATCACCCTTGTCCGCTGTAGTATCAACAAGGCTGTTAATATCACCAAGTACCCGGATATCAGTTCCGACACGATGAAGTGTGAATTTGCCACTATCAAGACAGGACTCAAGTTCAGACTGCGTGTAATCCGTGTCAACAGTAAATTCACCATCGTACAGTTTATTCAATGCAGATGCATTAATAGCAGTACCAGCAATAACACCAGTTACCCAATATACCAACGATGCCCCGGATTCACCGGAATCAGTAACTTCATTATTGACGTTTACGATACCTTCATGATTGCCAGGATAATTGAAAAGCACCGCCTGGAACTTCTTACCCACGGTATCACGCATTCTAGTACAGAAAGATGCATACAGCGCATTAATCGCAGGTGCACCAGAAGCGCGTTCGTCAGAAATGCAGCCAATGGCATTGAATGCATAAGATTCAACCGCTTCGATGAATGCCTGGTGATTTGCACCAGTTGCAGCAGCAGTTGTACCACCCGTAAGTGCACTACCAGCTGTAGCTGCAAGTGTTGCATCTGCTTTGAAGGTTACAAAATCATTCGCAACCAGGTTTGTGGCACTTGCAACAGTTTGCGTTTCAACCAGTGTATTATCAAAGTAAGTGGATACATCCCACTTTGTATTGTCATCAACATTCTTTGCAATGACAATCTTAATATCATTGCCACGAATACCGGAATTAATCGCCGTTGCATAGGTGTTTGTTGCTTTGCCACTGGAAGAACTGTTCACCTTGTACGCATACAGCGTATGAATGTTCTTGAACAGATCACGAATACCCTTCAGCTTTGCATGTGTGTAATCATAACCAAAGTACTTGATGGAATTCTTTTCCAAATCACCTTTGGTGATTACCATAATTTCGTTGTCCGGACCCCAATCAAGCGTTAGGCCCATTGCAGCAATGCCACGATCTGACAGTGTTGCAGATGCAGCTGCCAGGGAAATGAAGTTAATATAACTTCCAGGAAGTTTCTTGTTTTCGGAAATAAACGTTCCACCGCCAAGTGCCATTTACTTCACCGTTCCTTTCATAAAGTTCTTGATCATTGTTTCAACCTGCTCCACTGTATAAGTTCCGTCCGGTTCCAGAAGCGCATGCATTAGATCAATACGATCCTTGTACTTCTTTGACTCCATGATCTGCTTACCAGTAAAGGTATCAACCTTTTCAACCTTTTCGACCTTTTCAGGCATTTACTTTCACTTCGCTTTCAATATCTTCGAACAGATTAATTTCCGGAATGCTGCGGAAATATAACCCGTAGTTACAAGTAAAGATTCCTACATCGTCTTCAATATGCGTTTCGAAATCCTTACCCATAATCAGATTTTCACCAATATTGATAAATTCAAGAATTTCAAAAAGTTTATTGAAGACTGAATTTATTTCAGCTCTGTTACTTCCCTGGTTCGAAGGGAAGTAATGAACATTAATCAGCATTGAACGGTAATACCGCTTATCGAATTTGTGTTCTTGTTTAGATTCTGTGAAATCAACCATGAAAGACGGTTCTGCCAAATCCTGTTCAATGTCTTCGGTATATATCGGAATGTTCGGATAAGCTTCATACAGCTTTTCAATCACACCGTCCACACACTCATTATTCATCAAAACACCCTCTTCAAGTACAGATTCAATTTCGCCTCAACCATTTTGGGAAGCACTGGTTCAAGCGCCTTTTCAGATTTCTGAAGGAAGAATTGTCCCTTCACCCAGCTTTTCTTTAAGCGCTTTCCAATTGCTGGAACAAATCGCCCTGGCGTTTGTCTGTGACCATATTCAACATATGATGCATATTCTGTAGGATTGATCACGGTTACCGAATGACGATTTGCTGCACTTTCAAACTGGCAATTATTAATGGACCAACCGCCCCGAAGTGTTCCCCCGTAATGACTGGAATCAGACATTGTTCCATCTTTACCTTTGACCTTGAACTTTGTGGATTTTCCAACAGGCGTTCTTGGAATGACTAAGGCAAGCAGTCTTCCAGCGGTTTCTTTTGTACAGTCATTGAAAAATGATTCTCGTTCAATCCCGTTAAGCTGGTTGATTTTCGCAATCCAATCATCCATTTCATGTGTATCAACCTTGATTGAAAACCTTCCCATGCTACACCCACTTTTCCCACTTTTCCAGTAAGATTTCCTGGTGATTGGTAAACACTTCTGGTTCCGATGAAAACCCATAAAGCATTGTTCGATCATTTCTGGTGACTTCAATTCTGGATCCATTCGGAATATGGTAATCAATTGACAGAAAAAGCTTTACCATCTGTTTTGTCTGAAAAGCAACATCCGTTTTATTCTTCCTGCTGTCAGGATTCGCCGACATGGAATTGTAGAAGGAAAGCTTACAGGGAATGCCCAGATACAAAACCCTTTCCCGTTTCTGTGTAGAATGATTTTCGGCCAGACAATCTTCCAGTATTGAAACCGTACAGATATCAGTCCACATCTTTTGAAGAATATCTGTTGTCACCATGATAAACACCTGTATGTGATGAATTTCTGTTTGGCGTTATTCATCGCCTGAATAAATTTCATCATCCGCTGTTCGTCTGAATCTGTACTGTCAGTGTTCCACTCAATAGTTGTATCACCTTCAGACAGCTTTTTTACAGCTGGTTCGAAATTCAGACTTCCCAATTCTTCTTCAGATATGGATCTGTTCGCCAACTTGATTCTAAGGATCTCAGCTACTATCAGACCAACAGATGCAAACATCAAACCATCCGGAACAGAAATCCGATTTGTGGAATTCAGAATATCTTCATGAATCTTTGAAGTAGCGAAATTCAACACCCAAAGATCATGATCCTTTGGCGTATAGCCAATTTCGATAAGCAGATTTACCACATTGGAAAAAACGGTTGAAGCGAAACTTGTAACGCTTGAAGCCGTTTCTGTATAGCTTTCAATAATTTCATCAATATTCATGTTTCACCTCAATCGTTTTGTTTTAACCCAGAGAAATAATCCGAGCAATTGCAATAGCCCGATGATTGATATAAGAGCGGTTAGCAGCTACAGATTCACCAGAATGGACAAGTGTCCAGTTGGAACCATTTTCAAGCTCAGAATTTTCAGGAGAATTGGAAACCTGAGAAGCCTTTTCATAGCTGATTCCATAAGGAGCAAATACTTTCCGCTGCCTTGAATACAGTAGATCAATACCACCTTTGGTTTTGGGATCCCTTGCCATTTCATAAGGAACCTTTGCACCGATATTCTCAAAGTAAAGCATACCTTCACCGAGAACATAAGTAATATATCTGGTTTCTGGAAGTACATAATCATTAGCTGCAACACCAGACGGATAGTAATCAGCAGCTTTCACATCGGCAAGATTGATCTGACCACTTGTAGCACTGGATGCCACAACCTTAAGCGCACCAGCAACGGAAGATGTGGATTCAACATACCCGTTCTCAACCGGCATGTCATCATCAATAACAACCAGCTTACCGTTCCAGGCACCAAGACCGATTTCCCTGGTAAGACCATCTTTATCAGTCTGAGTCAGGAATGTAAGCAGATTCAGATTTTCAAGATTCGTTGCAATCTGGGAGTGACAGAAAACAAGAGCAAACTTACCCTTATTATCACCAGATGCTTTCTGAATCGCATTATTAAGAGTAGTAGCACCAATCATACCTGTGCCAGTATCACGAACGTCAAGAGTATGACCATTGACGAACTCCAGATTCTTTGTTCCAGTCATGCTGAAAATGCCTTTCAGAACAGAAAGAATCAGACCTTCGTCAACTTCCTGCCAATATTCAGCAATCTGTTCAGCAATATTCTGCATGAAGTCTACTCCACCAGTAATATCATAGCTGAAATCACGTTCCTGCCATGCTTTACCACGACCAACTACTACAACGCCCTGCTCAAAGGTTTTGGTGCTGGAAGCAGTGATGTCAGTTTCACCGTCATAGTTTATCGCCTGACCGTCAAGCAGACCACGCATAGCAAGCCGAGCATAACCAGTTCCGTTCTGGCTGCTAAAAGCGTCCCTGATATCAGGATTTCCAACAATTGCTTTGCTCTTCAAAATCTTGTTCAACTTTAGATTTGGTACACGCTCAACAATGTACTTAAAAGCTTCTGCATTAAAGCTTTTGCTGTCAAACTTAGAATTTGCCATATTAATTCACCTTTCTTCATTAGTTAAGTTTTGTATCAGGATTTTCGGTTAGATACTGAGCAAGTTCATCATAGGACATTTTTGAAAAATCAGGTTTTCTATCTCCTCCATCATGTCCGTCTTCACCATGCTTTGCACCCTTAAAAGTTCCTTTTGAATCAAACATGAATCCGGTTTCTTTTGAACCTGTTAATGATTTTATCTGTTCGGACAATCCTGAAATCTCACCTTTATCATCCAGCTTGATTTTATCCATGTCCAGAAGTGCTTTTGCAGCCTTTAGATTTTTAGCTTTGGCTTCTGTCAAGGCGGTATCAATCGCAGCATTAATTTTAAGATTTCGGATTTCAGCAGCATGTTCTTCATCCTTCTTCTTATTCGCAGCTTGAATTTCTTCAATCTGCTTCTTCAAGGCTTCAGAATCACCGGAAGATTTCTTCAGTTCTTCAATCTGTTTATCCCGTTCGGAAACAGATTCTTTCACCGTCTTCAAATCATTGTTCACTTCATCAAATCTGCCCTTTGGAATGAACCCTTTTAGTTCTTCAGCAGAAGCAGATTCAACTTTAGCTGCAAGTTCTTCAGTCAGTCCGAGCTTAATTAATTCATCTTTCTTCATTTTGATTCCTTTCCCATTCACATTTGTTCCCCGGTTCAGTCCGGTTTTGAATGCCTGATTTATCGTAGTCAGGAAACGAATATTTATATAAACCCGTATGGGATTATAAGCAACCTGTATTTTGAAGCGTCCAAATTCAAAATACAGGGATGGAACGTTAGAATTCCTTCTTGCTTCAGTAAATATTACCAACCCTCTAAATAATACTTACTGAAGAGGAATTCAAGATACAGTATGAGGAACTGCAACTTTGTTCTTATAGAACGTTCCGAGATAAAATCATTGTCTGTCAGCAAAAAAATCTTTCCATTCAGGATTTTTCTTATCAAAGATTTCCTTTTGTTCCTTCGTCAGATTCCAAGGATAATCCCGGAACAGGTTGAATATTTTTTTGCCGTCAAAAGTGAACAGAAATTCACCGTCTGTTTCAGGATCCTCTATCCATTCAACATTATTTAACATTTCCCTTAGAACCCTTCTTCTGTTCATTTTCAGGTGTGTTGATGAATCCAAGCAATCTTATAAACTCTTCATTCTTACCCATGGATTCAACTTCAACCATCTTACTTGTCAGTTCATAGCGTCTTCTTTGTTTACAAGCAAATCGCCACTTGAAAACATCATCATTGAGTATTTTCCAGCCATTGCTTACAGATGATTGCAATTCAAGATACTCATATCCTGTATCAGTCTTTTTAATGATACTAGCATGACTTCCAATTCCAATATAGTATTTCTTTCCAATAACCATATTTTTCATTAGTTCATGCGCAGCTTTTATATCATTTTTCCCCGTTGTGATATAGCTTTCCATTCCAGGAAGTTGTGCTATTTCGAGAGAATTTGATTTAAGAGAAAATGTCATCCTTGATTTGCCGTCCCGGAAATCAAGCACATCATACCCGGCTTCATTTCCAGCAAAAGCAAAAGCCAAAGAAGCACATGAACCCTCTGTCAGATCTCCACCACCAAGAGCAGTAATGATTTCTTCCTCTGTTCTGGATCCTTGATGTTTTTCAACCTTGTGGTAAGCAACACCTTCACTTTGAAGTTTCTTACCAACAGCAGTTTCAAACTGAATCAATTTCGGATCTGTAATTTCATGGAACTGTTTTGTATCCTTTGTTTGTGTAGTTGTTTGTGCTTGTGTTGGTGCTGGAGGAACTGGAATAGGAGCAAAAGAAGCTTCCCATTCTTTATAAGTAGTTTCTTTTGGGATGTAGTAGGTTTTCCCTGTATCTGGATCCCTTGCAGCACGTTCACCGATTCCATCCAGATCTTTGTAATATGGTGCCGTTACAGATCTGCACCAGGGATGAAACGGTGGAGCAGTTTCACCAGGATTGTAATCAGCCAAATTGAAAATCGTTCCATCCAGTTCCCGGCAAATGTCAGAAGTTCTATCGTCCAGTGTCGCAACGATTTCATACTGCTTGATTCCAAGTTGCTTATATGCATCTTCCTGTGCCACAGATTGAATATAAGCGCTTTCTGTGTAAAGCAATCTGGCTGCCTGATATCTGGATACATTGAATTTGTCCATCATTGTTTGAATCGACTTTTCAATATTCCTTCCAAGCATCAGGTTCTGTGTAAGCTGCTTATGTAGTTCATTTATCATGCCTTGTTTGTTTGTCCAGATCCGTTCCGAAAAATTCCGTTGATCAACATTCCAAGGCTTCTTGATGACGGTTTCCAGCGCTTTCAAATTCGGCTGTGAAATATCCCAGGCAACACCAGCGCCCTTTTGAATTTCAAAAATCGTGTGCTTGTATTGATCTAAGTAAGTATCTTTCAGATGTGAATCCAGTGTATCATTTTGGCCACCATAGAACAGTTCAACTGTGTTCTGGATCTGATACAGCAGTGCTTCATACTTGTTTATATGCCACCTGGCTGAAGCGTTTTCCAGTTCCTTTGACCAGTCAGCTGAAACACCGTTTTCTTCACCATGCTTTATATAGTCCTGAACCGTCCAATGAAATTCTTTAAGATCACGACTGTTCAGCAATTTCTTTGCTTCAATCATCGTAATTCCGTTATTCACAGCAAAGCGTGTATACCATTTTGAAATGTCCGCTTCAAGCTGCTGCTGAGCTGCCATGTAAGAATCTTCAATCACTTCAAACATGTCTTCTGTTTTTCGATGTGAAGATTCTTCCAGCTGTGTAAAGCGCTGCTTCCAGTATTCAGAATTTTTCATTCTTCATCATCACCATCTGAATCATGATCATGAATGAATGAAGATGGATAAGTAGAATCTTTGTTCTGCTTCTTAACCTTCTTGATTTCGTCTTGAGGATCATCCACCCAGGGATGATTGGATATTAACGTTTCATCGCTTAAGATGCCAGTGCTGTTCTGAATATTCGTGATAACCTCTGTTTCATTGATCAGAATATCACGATTAAAAATTACGGTAACTTCTTCATTGCTGAAATCTCCATTTCCTGAATTACTCAAATGACACTTCACAAACCATAGAAGTTCCTCAAACGCTGCCTGAAATTCCATTTCCATTTCGTTTGCATCCAGATCAATGTCAGAATACATTGACTGAATATTCATCTGGTTTGGATTTCCGGAAAGTCTATCATCCTTCGCATCATAACCCATTGCATTTTCAATGATAGCCTTTTTGAAGATCTCAAGAATTGCTTTGTAGTTTTCTGCATTCACTTCAACCTGAAGTGTTTTCAGATCCCCGGCTGCACCATCGACTGTTTTGACTTTCACTGCTCCGTAAGTAGCAAGATTCTGCCTAAACATTCCAAGGTTTTCACCGTCATAGTTCACCAAAATCAAAATTGTATTCCTGGAATCCTCTTCCATGTTATTTTGGAAATTGGAAAGAATCGTATTCAGTCCATCCTGAAGACTCTTCACACATCTGATTAATGGTGTTTCATTGGCATCCCGTTTAAATGGTATCAGTGGAATTTTTTCCCAATTGTAGCCCTCATCATCCACCATGAAATAAGTTTGGTGGAACGGCTCTTCGGCAACCAGTGAATTCCCGTCAAGATGGAAATACCATATACCGGAATCATCAAAGATTTCAACCTTTTCTTCAAACCTAATATCTTTGTTCGGTTCATACACCGGAACCAGATATAAGCGAATAGCTCCTTCAAGTTCGGTATGCTCCGAGTCCCTCCATAACGGATCAATTTCATGTCCATAGAGAGTTTTAAAGCAGAATTCTCCATGTTCGTTGTACATCGGATATAACCAGCATATACCCTCATTAATGGAGCATTTTCCAACATTCTTTAGTTGTCTGAGGAAGCGCCGATTGAAGAACTGTTTGATTGATTCAATATATTTATCATTGTCACCAGTAAAAGTAATCGGTTTACCCAAAAGGTAATTCACCTTTTGATCAACCATCTTCTTATACTGGTTATCAATGATCCGGTTATTTGGAAGATTCTTTAATTCAACAAGATCCCCGTCAGCACCTATAGCCTGTCTTTTGTGCAGCAGAATATCATGCTTTCCTTCATAATATCGTTTACCGTTGAACATGTCCCGTCTGGAGCTTGACACTTTGAACCGTGTGATTTCACGTTCCAGGAATTCCTTATCAGTCATCATATGATCATGTGTCTGAATATCTTCTAAAACATTATCCAAATGGAACATAAAATCACCACACTTCCATTATTATTGTATGTGTCGCACCAACAGAACATTTCGCTTCAATCACAACAGCGCAAGCAATAATCCATTCCACTGGCTTGTAATCTCGAAGCTTTTTCCGTTTGCGATTGATCATCACTGCACCTGCAGCAATACTTTTCCGCATAGTATCACCTTAATCAAAACTGAAAGTTTCACCCTTCACAAATCGTTCTACAGCATACCGTAAAGCATCCATCAGATGATTGAAATCATCTACTGGCTTGTTCAGCAGCTTTCCGGTTTTATCTTTATCCCAGCAATAATTGGATATTTCGGTTATGTGATTCACACATTTAGGATGTATGAAGATTTGAAAGTCCTGAAGGAAATCAATTCCGTTTGAAATTGAATCCTTACCCTTTCTGGCTCCCTGGATGTTTTTGATCCCAAGTTCACGTAATCTGTCAATGGATTTAGGTTCCGATGAATCAGCAGTGATTTTTTCTTTGGCGTAACCCATTGAAATAATCTTTTCTGCTATTTTCTCGTTACTGAGTCCATGCTCATAGAATTCATCGAATATCCAGATGGTTTTAGATGCCAGATCTACCAGAAGACAGGTGAAAGCTGTCGGATCATTCGTATATCCAAAGTCCAGACCAAAAGCAGATTTAACAGATGGAAGATTCCGGATCTGTTCAATGTCAAAAACTTTTTCTTCCCAGTTTTCAAACACCAAACCTTCAGCAATCCCCCAGTTACCAAGCCCGGCAACCTGGTATCTTCTGGGATTCTGCGTTTTCATCCGTTCGAATACTGCTTTATCAGCTGCATCCAACCATTCGTTACAAGTGTAGTTAGTGGTAAGTGTGAACAGATCCGGATTAGGATCCACGTCAAAGAATCGTTTCTTGATCCATATCTTTTCATTCCATGGATTGAATGTAAGCGTAACCTGTTTAAAAAGATCATCTGGAACCGTGCCACGAATTGATTCGTCCAGCATATCAAAATCGGATTCATTTGATATTTCATAGGCTTCTTCAATCCACAGCCAACACAGGTAACCAACTTCTACTGTGATTGAAGTAATCTTAAGTGGATCATCCAGCCCCCGGAAATAAATCTTCTGACCTGTTGGCTTATACGTCATTTCAAGGGGCGATTCCTTAGATTCCCACAGGTGGGTTACACTAAGACGGTTAATCGCCCAAAGCAGTTGTGTATAGCAAGAATCTTTAATTGTCCTGTAAACTTTCCTGACAACCATTAAATTGGATTCAGGATATTCCATCATCCTTTGAATATAATTCATAGCAGTTGTGGTTGACTTCTTTGAACCACGTCCACCTTTGACAATCCGGTATCTTCCCTTGAAACGCCAGAAGGATCCATAACCTTTACCGACAATTTCCGGAAGGTTTATGATCTTCGCATTGGCAGGAATCGTCACAATGCATCAACTTCCTGAAACGTCTTCAGCAGCTTTGGAAATTGAATAGCAAACCAGTCAATAGTTGTTTCGTCATGTCCCGTCTTGTGTTCCCAAGAATCGCTTAACCCAGATTCATACAGATACGCATGAATAATTTCGTGCCGAATTGTCTGCTTCTTAAGCCGTTCGTAATAATCGCAGATGTTTCTATGATTACCGTTATCAACAACTATTCTTCTGGTGGTATCATCCGTATAACCAAAATAATCTTTCAGTTTTTCATCTTCAAGATAACTGGTAAATTCAATTTCCCATTCAGATCCAAGGATGTTAATCTTCAAGTCGATCCCCTCCCATGATTACAACGGGAACATTCCCTTGGATTTGAATCTTTGAATCAAATAGTCCAAGGTGCTTACCCAGCAATTCAAGCGCCCTGGTTTTATCATACAGCTTTACTTCAGATTCGGAAGCAGATCCATTATCAAAATCGGAATACCTGTATTTAATCCCCTGAACAGCAGATTTATCATCGTCAGATGCAGATGCTTTTATCGTTCCGTCCGAATTCAAAACATTCATGGGATTCACGAATGCGATTTTCGCCAGCTCCATCAAAACCCGATCTGCTGTAATTCCTGTTCTCCGGCTCTGAATCGCCGTCAATCTTTGAATCTCATCCTGAATCTCAGGTTTTTGTAAGTTCTCTTGTCCGATTGCAGAAGCGCTTTTAACCGAGTACCCCGCCCGAATTGCAGCCTGTGTTGCATTTAAATCTATCAGGTACTCTTCACAGAATTTCTTCATCCGGTTCGTCATTTGCAACACCTGCCTTTCTCAAAATAAAATCTTCCTTCCATCTGGAAGGAAGACCCTGTCAGCCATTCGCATTAAACGCATTGTAATAATATCGCAGACCAATACTGACATTCAATGACATATACTGAAATTTTCTATGGCTTTTTTCTTCATCCTGTGAATGTGCCTTTCTGATACGTTCATCACATTCGCGCACTGATTCCAGCTGAATCCATTAATAAAATAATTTCGTAACAAAACCTTTTCAGATTCAGTGTTTGTTCTGGATCTTTCAATCGCATTTCTTGTCTCACGCTGCACATTGATTAAATCATTCGTGTTCTTGTAGATTTCCTTTTCAAGATCAATGGCATTATCAATCAGCTTTGTAAGCTTATCTTCTGCTGAAGATTGAATCTTGTCTGAATCAAATGAAAATGATTTCACACTTGTCATCATTGCACGAAGATTCTGAAGTTCTTCAATCTGACTGTCAATCAGGTGTTTCAATCTTCGAAACTGGTATAAAAATTCTTTGTTAGTCATATCTAACCTCTCTTACAGGTAACAATTACAGATACGGTTCTTTATTTTTAAGCAATTCAAAAATGAATTTATGATTTGCTTAAAAACAAAAATTCAAGTCTGAAAATCTGTAAAAATAAGAAAAAAAGTGTAACCATCTGTAACCTCCTTAAAAACCCTTATTCTATATAGGTTTATCAGGTTACACATCATCTATAACCGTTACAGATGAAAAGTGTAACGGTTACAGATGCGGTTATAGATGAATCAGTAAAAATGATGCTTTTTCTTGACATCTATAATCGCTTTTTCGGCAGCCAGAATGACTTTCATCAGGTTCGGATCAGGATGAGTTTTATTTATTTCCGCATTGTAAACCTTCATGATTTTTTCCTGAATCTGATTCAGATCATCGTTGAATTCCTTTGAAATTTCTTCAATCTTCTCTGATTCAACCGCCCGTTCATCCTGCTCCAAAGCAGCATCCACAATTCCGAAATGCTCATCCATATAATCCATGGCATCATTTCCCATATGCTTCCACACCAGATACCTGAATTCTTCAGGATCCTGAATGAAATGATATCCGTCCGACAGTCTAATCTTCTCCATTAACAATCAGGCTCCTTGATTCAACTCTCATCGGCAATACTTCAGTTCCAATCGTGTTTATATAAACACATTTTGATTTGATGACTTCCTGCAATTCTTCATCTGACATTTGCCAGCACGTTTCAACATAATTGATTCCGTAATCGTCATGACATGTTGTTGCTAGCCACAAATACAGCATTCGTTGTTTCCGTTTTTATAGGTATCCTTCCTTCACCCCCGCCAGAGTCATTGCCTGTTTGATGACTGTAGCTTTCAAAAATTCAATATTTTGAGTCAGTGAATCACAGCTTTCATTGTACATTTCACACTCCTTCGTCAATTCCTGGTTCTTCTTTTCCAGCTGTTCCACCCGTTCTTTCATCTCAGCATACTTTTCAAGAATTTCCTTGTCCTTATCAATCAACCATTCAGTTACTTCACCCCTGAACATATCAAGCGCGTTTTCACATTCGGCACTGCACATCTTCGTTTCAATCTTGAAAACATGATCAATAAACAAATCATGAATATCTGTTAAACCATTTTGCATTTTATACCTCCACGTTAAAAAAAGTTCTTAGCATATCACCAGGAATAATCAAGGTGATGTTTTTATACTGTACCTTATAGCCTATTTCGGCCCGTTCATACTGCCATTTCTGCTTTGGATGCAGCCTGATATTAATGCAGTGTGTACCATCAAAAATAGTACTTACCTGTATTGGATTGCAGATCATACTACCACCGGAAGCAATAATGATACTTTGCTTCCATCTCCATTCTTAATCATTGAAGGATTCCGTCCAGTGTGAATTTCAAAGGTTACATAAGCATCATCTGAGTACTGTGTAAGCAGCTTCTGAAGTGCGTCAACATCGAACGATACAACAGCATCTGCACGCTTCTTATTTTCCGGATTCATCAGCTTTTCGGTATCCATAAATTTCTGCATGCTGCTTTTCGTCTGCTGGATCATAACAATTTCATCAAAATGATAGTAGGTGATATGAACCAGTTCATCACCATCCCAATCAATTACAACATCTGTTACACCTTTATCAGGTTTCTTCAAGTTTTCCAGATACACACCGAAACGTTCAGGCTTTTCGCAGTCCGGATCAACAACCAGGTATGTATGCACCGTGCTTTCATTTATGCCTGTAATCTTCGCAATCTTGTGATATGGATCCCGTTCAATACATACACAGTATTCTGGATAAAGCGTACCATAGCTTGATTTCAATTTCTTCACAAGCTTCTGCATCTTAAGCACATTCAGAAAATCCCACTTGTTCATCTTCATTTGAAAATCACCCCTGTTCTTCTGTCTTTGATTTCGATTCGATTTAATATTTCAAAATCGCACATTTCACCAATCAGTTTTATGATCCTGATAAATGACTTGTAACGATTCTGTTCTTCAAGTACCTTATCCATTGCCTGTTTGGCCGTTGGATCTGGAAGCCCGGAATCATTTAACAACGGATACTTATACAATCAGATCACCAGCATATGGAAGATTCTTCATCAGGAATTCATTGGATTTCGCATTCCCCTTATGGCTCCGTCCCAACCAAAAGTTTCCAGGTTTGTTACAATAATCATTTTGTTCCTCCATTGATTTTCTTTTCGCGTTCCGAATAAAACATTCTACAGATTCATTATCACAATAAGTTGTATCTACTGAAATCAATCCATATCTGTCAAGATAATCTTCACAATACTTCACATTCATTCTTGAATTCAAACACCATCTTTTGCATTTAGGGAATTTATGTTTCTGTCGCATAAAAGCTGTACCTCTGCCGCAAATCATCTTCATTCATTCTGGATCCTGTTGCTTCGATCTGACCGTTATATTTCCCCGAATAAGGATTCTCCACTTCAGAAACCGTCTGGAATACGAATTGCGCGATTTCATACCCTGGATGCAGGATAATCGTGTTTGGCGATGCATTATAGATTTCAAGTGTAATGCTGCCATAAAACCCTGGATCAACATACCCGGCATTCTGGACAAATAGTCCTGTTCTTCCAATTGAAGATCTTCCATCCACATGGAAAGCAATATCTACAGGTGTATGAATGACTTCTTTTGTGCATCCAAGAATGAATTTTCCAGGTTTTAACCGATAGGTTTCACTTTCTCCAAGTTCAATCCGTTTATACTGGATCTGTTCACCCAGCGCGATACCGAAAAGGTATCTTTTCGGTATTAAAAGTGTGTTTCCAAGTCTTACATTGATACTGGCAGGATTAATTGTTCCGTGTGGTTTACTTAAGTACGGAACAATTTTTTCCTTCAATGCTTTGTCTCCTAAGATCAAATTGCATCATCCTTTCTTACATAGGTTTTTGAAACTAACCGATTTACCTTAACTGGCTTTGTAGCCAGGTTCAGTTGTTTACAGATCACCCTTGAAAATCCTATTTTTGAAAATGATTTGTAGTTTCCTGAATCACAGAATTGGGAATACTTTATATAAACTTCGGCAGTAGGAGCGTTTTCAATCTGATAATCTTCCTCTTCACATTCCTGAAGAAATTCCAAAATCGGGTTGTTCATCTTTTCATATTCCTGAAGCTCTTGTTTCGTCTTCTCAGACTCCGTAAAACCACCATGTTCAAGGATCCTTAATAACCCTTTGAAAGCAAGCTGCAGCAGATATTCCATGGCTGATTCTGTCTTCAGCTTGTCACCAATGTAAGTGTCATGTCCCTGTTCCGTTCCGTCAAATTTGGCGTTAAATGGAATGATAATCAATCGCCTTTTAAGTGCTTCCCAATCTTTTCCCTTACCGAGTCTTGGAATGGTATTGGCCGAACAGAATAACTTAACCCTGGGTTCAAATTCAAATAGCGGTTTTCCTTTATCTTCTGCCTTGATGGTTTCGCCAGTGACAATCTTTTTGAATAAGCTTGTATCCTGAATATAGTCATCTGAGATATCATCTCCAAGATTTGCCAGCTTGCCATAAAGTAGAACAGGCGCGAATTTTTCACTGAAGTTTTTAATGTCCAGGGAAGAATAGTTCTGTCTGCCAAGCAGCCGTTTGATCATGTTCAGATAGGTTGATTTACCGTTTGATCCCGATCCGATCAGGATGAAAGCTTTCCCAAGCTCATTCCTTCTCAGAAAACAGTACCCTATTGCTTCTTCCAGAAGGCTTCTAATTTCTTTATCCTTGCATGCGATATTATCCAACACCAGATCAACCGTTTCATCATAAGCATCTGGATTAAAGGTGTATGGAATCTTATTAGTGATGATAATGTCAGGTGAATAAGGAATCATTTCATATGTCACAGGCTCCTGCCTTTTTGTCTGATTCAGTTTAATGATTCCATTCCCAAACCCAATGTAATTGGCTGAAGATTCTTCTTCGTCATATAGTAGATTCACGTTCAGCTTCTTCATCGTTTCTTTTCGTTGACTATCTTTCAAATTGGGGATCAATTCATCCATAACATGTTCTATTTGACGATCCCCGTACTGATAATAATCATCCAGGTAAATATAAAGCTGACCGTTTATCCGTTTTAGATGATAATTCGCTTTTAAATATTCCGCAAATATATGGTGCTGGAAAACGCCTTTCTTGAAGAAAATTGGTTTTTTGAATGAATCGTCCCGAAGAATCACTTCAAGTTCATTTTCTGGCAATGGATCCTTCACGATAAATTGATTTATGATCCTAATACAGTCCCTACATTCATCTACTGAAAAGCCGTTCGCCATCAGTGTCAGGATGTAGGAAAATAAGGCATCATTTCTTCCATCACCAGATTCCATATCAATAAAATCAGGTGTAAAACCTTTTATTGGATACAGCCATTTAGGAAGATAATCGTATTCACCTTCTTCAATATCCCATTCAATGAATCGTTCTTTATCATCTTTTTTCAGAATTTCGATTGAATTCTTGATTCCAACCTTGATATCTGCCTGTAATCCGCATGCCAGATAAACACCCGTAAAACATTGGTTCACTGCTCTGTTTCGGAACAGGAAATGCTTTCCCCTAGTTGTCTGGTACACCCGACAATTCAATTGAAGTGATTCAACGATATTCATTAATAATTCAGCGGTATTTGAATCATCCAGGTCTACCAATATCGTTTCTGCTGCCAATACACCAGCAAATTCAGGATATTCATGAATTTCTTCATAGGTTTTTAAATTGGTCCCCCCCTTGTATTTATATAAAGGTGTTTTTTCTTTTGTTGGTATGTAGCCCTTAAAGAAGAAATCCATATCACATCACTCCAAAATCTTGCAATCTTTTGTATACCAGATCAATGTACCAATCTTTATCTAACCTGGAATCAACCTTCATATTATTCACACTGTCATTGTATATAAAGCAATTATCAGGTGAATTTGATATCCGTTCCGGATTTCCGGTTCTGACACTTAATTTCACTACACCACCATCATTATTTTTAGAAGCGAATATCCGGATACACTTTTCTTTCAACCGTTTCCCTTGCTTTATCCAATGCAGTTTCTTCTTTCCGTTCAGATCTTTCACATATTCATACTCTGAAGCATGTCTGATTTCTGAATATTTGTTGCTGATTTTCGTTACCATCTGGAATTCTTTCAAGTCATCACAGCAGCCAATCGTCTGTTCTGGAAGAATACCGTTTACCATGTAATTGTTCAATGCTTTGTTAACGATTGGAAGATCATAATCAAGATCATTCAGCTTTTTTACATAACCGCCCTTTGACTTCGAATGTCCATCAGCATCCACAATTACATAATTATTTACATCCTTCTGAAAAACCTTCCTGTATTCATCAAATTCAAGTTTTAATCCAGTCCTTTTTTCCCATTCATAGCAGATATCATCTATCAGTTCATACGCTGAATCTGAACCATCTGGAAGCTTCACAAGAACACCATCTGTGTTTGACTGAATGATTTCGCAATGTCCTTCAAGCTTCTCCATCAGATCAATCAGCAGCAGTTGGCCATAGATACACACCCTGTTTGCCTGTCTGGGATCATACATGGCGTTATTCACATCTTTCATCGCTCCATAGGTTCCATTCAGAACCAGTTTTAAAGGCAGCTGTAATGGATTCTTTTCAGCTTTGTATTTAAGTCTGGTATGATAAACTTCTTCATACTTCTTTGGATCAGGAATTGATCTTGAATGAAGGTTATACCGGATCATAAGCGAAGGATACAAAGAAGCAACATCCATGTTCAAGAAATATCCTTCCCCATGATACTGTTTAATTGCCCCATGTATACCGCCCCAGGCAACTTTATGCGGAACACCAGCGATATTCAGTTCAAGACTTCTTTCATGGATCTTTCCTTTATCATCCGTGTAATAGTAGCTTCTGTTGTTAGGATCCTTGAACCAGTCAACAACCTGTGTGTATTTTTCAATGATCATCGTATCAGGAAAATCAATATCAAATTCGTCATCCCATGATTGTTTTCTGGCACCGAGCAGCACCGCACTAAGTTGTGCTTTTGTCTTTCCAAGCAGTGACAGATCCAGACCGCCGTCACCGCAAATCAGCTTTACCAAACCCAGATGCGCTTCAAAATCATCTGTCCGTTTCAAGAATACTTCAATCGTTTGCTCAACATCATGAATACAATACTGGATGGTTTCATCCAGTTCTTTCCGAGTCAGCTTTCTGTCAATATCGAATGGTACGGATGATTCCCGAATATCATTTCCCATAAATCCTTCAAATGATTTTAAACCCCTGTCCAGATTCTGCATTACATCGTAGCTGTTTAGTGGAATCTTTCTAAACATCCCACTGTATTTGTACCCAGGCTGATTATGAATGATGATAAAATCATTGATCTTCTTTGGATCAAAACCGCATAAAATGCCTTTAAGGATGTATTGGTCATATCGTACGGAATTAAATCCAGTCCAGATGTCTTTAACATGTGATTCATAGTACATCTGAAGTCCATCCGGATCATTTTCTATCACTTTAATTTCATGTTCAGTCATATCAATCAGCACAACCAGCCAATCATATTTGAACACTTCAAAATCGTAGAAAACCATATAATCATCCTCCTGAAATCCAGATGGGAATAATTCCCATCTGGATGAATAATTTTATTCTACTTCGAAGACTTCAATGATTTCGAAGTTGTTAAATCCCTTCTTTCCTTCAGTGTAAGCAAGATTGTATTCCAGCTTACCATCAACAGCTTCCCGCACATCCATCAGCAGTTCACCATACTGCATAAATGTTTCAAATTTGATTTCAACGCCAGAATCAAGGGAACGCAAGAATTCATTTGCCCGATGCATCCCAAATCCCTTTGCGACAACCTGGTTGTAAAAGATCAAATTGTTCTTGTATTCACCTTCCAGAATCCGGAACCAGATGCTAACCATGGGATCTCCCTTGGAAGATTCAACCAGTTCAAGCTTTTCAATCTTTACCTCGTAGTTCCCATGGGGTACTTCACGATAGGCGCTTGAAGACGAATTCTTTTCATCTTCCTTAAGACCATTAACGTCAATCTGCTTGTCAAACTTTTCCCAAAGATTCATTTTGCTACCTCCATATTAATTCAAAAGATTTATTGAATAGTTCGTGATTTCCACATCAACCTTATCAGGTTCAGCGTGATAATCAAGCATATCAATTAACTGTTTCTTTATGGTTTCTTCATCGTTAAGCTTTTCGACTATTTCGCCAGGCATAATCTTTTCAATGGTGATTTTTGCTTCAAGCGTTATTTTGCTATTTCCAGTCATTCCCGCACCTTCCTTGTCCGTACTTTTGTTTTGTGCTCTTCCTTTACAGGAACAGGATCAGGCTCTTTCTGCTCCGGTTCAGGCTCTGGATCAGGCTCTTTCTGCTCCGGTTCAGATTCTTCGACAAATTGATCAAACTTGCTGGCTTCCTTTTTCGGTTCTTCTTTCTTTACCGTTGCTTTGGCTTTGGAATTGGCTTCTTCATACACTTGAAGAAACTTGCTATAATCTGCTTCGATTTCCTTTTCACCGACTTCCAGCCGACCACCGCCAAAGATGTTTTCAGCAGACTTGAAACCAATCGTGTGTTTCTTGTCATCAGCCACAACCCTGGCAACAATATCCACCATGCCAGCAAGCTTATTTGCAACCTTATCCTGAATGTTCGGTTTAATTGCAGTCACCTTATCATTCTTTCTAGTAATGTCTTTTGATGTATCTTCATGGGAAATCAAAATGATGTTTCCATAGTCCAGATTCATCAGCTTGCGCATAGTAGAAAGGAATTCCGTTCTGATCATATCCCAGGCCTTGAATGGATCATCTGATTCATGGGAAATTCCCATGTCCTTGTATTTCCAAATCCTGCAAGCTTCATACAGATCTTCAACCAGATCAACAACAATAGTTTCAAAGTCGTTCTGCTTCTTTTCAAGCTCCGTGATAACTTCCTTGAAGTAATCCCACGCCAGTTGCGTTTTCGTAATCCGTCCTTCAACAGATACCTGGTCTTTGATCAGGATATAGGGGGCATCCACAAACTGAACATTTCCATCCGTGTTCAGCATCAGTGGATCAGGGAACTCATTGGCAAAATAGGTTTTTCCTGAAAAAGGTGCACCATACAACCAGATTTTCTTTCTGGTAATTTCATTCATAGTCCTGCGTTCGTTCTTCGGAAGTAACATATAATCAATTCCTTTCTGACAATAGTCGTAATAATCACAATATTGACACAATGGAGACGGTTCTTTTTCAAAATCTTTTGTATCATATACCTTCTTGATTTTCCGGAAGAAATCAATGACGTATGATTCATCGTAAGTCACTGGAAGCAGATAAACAGGTTTCTTTGCCATTTCGGCTTTTATTTTTTCACGATAAGCAAATATTGTTTCCTTTTTCCCTTGCTTAAGATTCACCTTTGGTACAATCACATAATTCATATTCCGAATATGATATTGTGGATTCAACCTTTCAAACCAATATTTATATAGATGCAGCTGGTCAGAATCTTTATACCGTCGATCAGAAGATGTGTATTTGTAATCCCACAAATCAAATTCCGTCATAGATCCAGGAACAGGAGTAAGATAATCAATGAAGCCAATGAAGTCTGCATCATATATTGGCACTTCGTGATACCCATCCGGCAGAAGATCCAACACTTCCTGAATGCGGCATTCAAGTTTTATCTGTTCCGTTACGATTTCAGTTGATATGACCGGAAAGTAATTCAGATACTCATCAACACCCGCCTGGACACCTTTTTCAATGCCAGTGTGGAGCGCATGACCGAGAACCAAAGCATTCGTTGGTTCGTAATCATCGAGTGTCTGAAGCTCATCCAGATAATGGAGTTTCCATTTGTACTTACATTGTTCGAACGATTCGATTCGCGAATGTGAAAACTGCAATCAAACACCACCTATCAATAACGAGTCAATCAGGTTTTTGAATTCTTCAAACCCGGATGGATACAAGAACATTCCATAACCACCAGATTTTTTAATCAAATCAATGTTTTTGATTTGAAGATCTGAAGGCCGTCCGTGTTGTGCTTTGACTTCAACCGCCATAAAAAACCCTTTTACATTCAAAATCAGATCAGGAATACCAGCTTTCTGAAAACCACCGCCCCAGACTTTGAAGTACCAGCCGTTGATTATTTCTGGAAGATTCTGTTTGGCTGTACCAGCTTCCACAATCCCATTATCTTCCAGATAATTCCGGATCTTCATTTCAAATTGTTTTTCAGCAGCCATTAATCTTCAACACCCTTAACCTGAATCTTAATGTATCCCTTAACATCAACCTGCTTGGTGCATTCAGCGTATACGCTTGGATATTTACGTTTAATGACAGCACTATCAACCCGTGTGCTTTTATTCGGCTCCACATAGGTAATTTTCAGGATTTCATTTTCCAGGCTTAAGAATCCGAACTTATCCATAGCCTTTTGAAGTTCTTCCTTCATTTCCTTTTCCTGTTTTTCTGCTTCCTTTTTAGCTTTTACTGTGTCAGCAATCTGAATCATCAGTCCCTTGTATTGTTCTTCGAATTTTGCAATTTGAACATTTTCATCCATGAATGTATTCCTCCAATGCTTTTTTAAGTGCGTTATATATGGTGGTTTCCAATCTATCGTAATCAAATCCGCTTTCAACAGATTCGATTTCTTCAGGATCAGTATCAGGTGCATAATCTTCTGGGTTAATCCCGTACATCTGCTTTAATGCATTAACGGTAACCTGATTATATTTACCAATGCGCTTTGCATTCTTGTACAGATAATCATCTGTATATCCAATTTCTCTGGATGCCTGAAGTGAAGTCATGTTGCGTTTCTTTAATAAAATGCGTATCTTTTTCGGATCAGCTGGAAACATTGTTTTCTTCTTCATTTTTCCTCCTTGAATAACTCATCCGTATAGTCCCGTTTCTGTTCCAATGCTTTATATATCTTTTCTTCTATGGATCCCTTTGTAAGAAGCACATAGTAAAAGCAGCTGTTTTTTTGACCGATTCTGTGTATCCGCTTCTTTGACTGTTCGAACAGTTCAGATTTTTCCGTCAAGGTAAAGTAGATAATCCTGTTTGCTTTCTGAAGATTCAAACCCATAGCGCCAGCCTGATATTGAATCAGTGTTACACTATTGGATTCATTTTCATAAGCTTCCAGATCCTTAACCTTACCATTAACCTGGCTGTAAGGCTTATCCAGGTCATTACACATCTGAATCAGCAATTCCAATTCAGCATTGAAGTTATAAAACACAATCAAGCGATCATTTGTCGATTCAAATAATTCATTAATGGCTTGAATTTTTGAATTATTGTATTGTCCGCAAATCATGCGAAGATACAATCTTTCTTCAAGAATGGTATCACCGACCAATTCGATTCCATCAATTATTACCGTCTTGTTTCTTGCAAATTTGGCATATTCCTTTGGCTTTTCGCATTCTACCTTGATGATTGTTTGTTCTGGCAAATCAAAGCATTCTTCTGTCTTCAGAAAATAAGCGCCGTGTTCACGCATTTTCCGTTTAAGCCTGTCAACATGTTTGTATGGCTCCTTCCTGTCAGGGATCCACACTGGTAACCCTTCTGTTTCTATCTTTTCCCAGTTAACATATTGATCATTATACAGCTTTTCGGAAATGTCCCATCCAAGTAAATGGATCTGTGTCCACAAATTTTCATATTTTCCTGATACAGGTGTTCCGGAAAGAAGAATCACATTCTTTGGATTCAGGTTCAGAATGAATTTTGTCCGTTTTGCTGTCCGATTCTGAATCAGGGATGATTCGTCCAGGATCAGCGTGAAATCTGTTAATTGTTTGATTTCTTTCCTACGCCAGATCAAATCATAGTTCACGACATACACATGAGGGAAAGCGTGTTCATGTGCTTCTTTGTCATACACCTGAAGTTTCCTGAAATCGTCCTTCTTCCATTTGGTCATGTTGTGAATCAGGCAGAACGGTTTGTCTTTCTCATAATAGGTTTCAAAGTGCTTTACCCAATCATCAACTTTACTTTTCTGACACACTACCAAATTCACTTTAGATCCAAGACTTACCATTTTTTCAGATCCAACAAAAGTTTTTCCTAAACCCATGTCCAGATAATAGCCAACCCGATTAAAACCTTTGGTTTTATCCAATGCCATTACTTGATGGGCGTATAGGTTCATTTAATCATCCTGCCTTTCCAATGTACTGCTGAAGCAGATTAGCGGAAATGTGATAAGTCCACCGTTTTCCACGTATATTTACCGCCGTTCCAAACGGTAACCTGTTCTGCTGTAAACCGATTCTGACAAATTCATCCGACTTCCCAATCATTTTTGCAGCCATTTCAACAGTAATCTTCTGCATCTGGCTGATATTTGTATTCGCCTTTTCATCATCATCAGAATCTTCAATCAGCATCTGGATACTTACATTCAAGGCATTCGCCAGCTTTTCAATAATGCTGGTTGATGGAACATTCGTTCCTTTCAGGTACTGGCTGATTCCGCTTTGGGATACACCAGATAAAACACTAAGCTGTTTCCCATTAAGATCCCGTTCTGCCATCAGGCGTTTCAAATTTTTACTGAACATCTACCATTTCTCCTTTATACATTGGCGTTTGGTTATAAGGTTTCCTGACCAGGACAAACAATCTTCCATCTGCTTCATATTCTTCATCTATAGCCATTCTTCCAAAGCTTTTCTTCTCCCAC